TAACCCGGCGCACATACATGGAATATAATAATACGGAACATCAGCTGCATTTGTATAAGCCCCTGCATCTTCGATTCTTTTCATGTAATAAAATTGAACTTGATCTCCAGCCTGACTCGAACTTGGAGTTGTGTATAAAGTAACTGTAACTCTATCTATAAATCTTTGAACCCAGTATTGTGAAGGCTGTCCTAATGCTAATTTATTTGATAACGAAGAATAAGTGGATCTTGAAATTTTTGTTAAAGGACTATCGGATTGACTTGTTGTCCCTGCGCTGCTTCGATAAGAGGCTTCAAAAATATCATCAGTACCATATAAAGCGGCACCTGCACTATTTAATAAAGTTGAAGTTCCATCGGCGCTTGAACGATAGCCAATGTATTGATTAGTAGAAGCGACAAGAGTTAAATAGCCATCGGCAATTTCCCAGAGATGAATACCTCTGTTCGCCCACTCTTGAAACATGATATTTAAAGAGCGTCTGGCAGTTTTTAACTGGTAACCAGCGACGCCTCTAATACCACATCTCTCAAAGGCTTCTTCAATAATATCATCAATTGCAAACGTTTTCCCGAACGTTGCTGTTCCGGATGTCGTATTAGCCATACAGTCTCCTTATTAACCGTCGTAATATACTGTTATACCTGTTACAGAAGCTGCCGGTACGTTTATATAAGCTCCCGCCTTAAACAGTACTCCATTATCAGGAACATAAGGGTCCATAGAAGACACTGCCCCTGTTAAAGGAATCGTTAATAAACTAGTTCCTGTTATTGAAGTATTCTTAAAAACTACATTTCCAGCCGAAGCTTTACTTGTACCTGTTAATCCTCTGATTCTCGTTCTTCCTGCGAATACACTTCCAGTAAGGTCTCCTGTGCCCAATATTCCTGCTTGAATATCAGTTACAATAGCTCCATCAGAAACAATACTCGTAACCGTCAAATATTTATTTGCAGAATTTACTGTTAGTCCTGAACCTGGTCCTGTAAGATCCTCTGTTTGAGCATCTCCATTACCATCAGTTCCTGTAATCGTGAAAGTATTTCCAGTATTATTACCAGCAGCAGATTTAATAGTTATTGTTTCTGTAAGATTTCCATAAGGTCCTCCGTCAGCTATAACTAAAGTTGCAGCTGCAGCTGATGCAGACACTAAATTATCATCGACACCTTGCGGTTCAAAAAATTTACTTTTTACACTTGTTACGTTTCCCATAAGTTTTATTTTCCTATTCTATAACGCTCCCGAAGGAGCGTTATAATTATGAATATTAGTTAGTACCGTTGTTTAACTGTAACCAAGTTGCAGTGATAACACTATACCCAGCTGTTTGAGCTGAAGCAGCGTTAGCTGTCATGACCAATATTTTTTCTACTGGATAACCAGCTGTATCACCGTTGGATACGTTCAACATTCGCGGCGCCAGACCCACTGCTTGAGGGAGTCGTGTACCTGCACTTGTTCCACCAGCAGAGAAAAGATATAGAGCTTTTGCATCAACAGTTGTTGTGAAATAGTTATCATCAAAACTGTTAGTTAAAGAGCCCCCTGCTTGTGACACGGTAGCACCAAACTCTACGTTCAAAGCTGAGTCGTAAGCCGTATAGTTATACATTTTCAGTTCTAACAGACGAGACTGTTTTGGAATAACAATATTATTCGCAAAATTCTTGCTTGCAGAAGTTGCTGTTTCAGCAGCTCCACCAGCAGCAGAACCTGGAACATCATTAAATGTAGATCTTAGCGCCCACGAAATTTTATCCGTTGCCAAAATCCCTAATGAAATTGCTCCGACAGATACAACGTCTGAAATGACGTTAGTAATTGTTTTGTACATGCCTGCCGAACTTACAGCTGTTGCATTGGGACCCGTAATGTCTTCCGTTTGTCGGTTGCCATTAACGTCTGTTCCTACAATGCTAAATGTAAGCGCTCGCTCATCAGACGCAGATGTAATTGTAAACTTCATTGCAGGAATAACGCCGCCATAAGTCAGACCAGAAACATTTGTTGCTGCTACTGATTCCAACGTATAATTTGTTGTACCGACCGGGTTATTCGCTGCTGTGCCTAATCTATCAGCGTCAGTTGTTACTTGAAAATAGGTGTAGTCAACATGAAACTGTGCTCCGTTTACTAAAAACTGAGACGTTCTCACTTGGCTCGCACCGTTAGATTGAAATCTTCCAGTCGTTATTGGACCAGAAAAGTTTGTTTTTGCCATAATTATAATCCTCCTAGTTTATGTAGATCTAGTCTCTAGGCCGTCGACTATACGCGTCTAGATCTAATTAATAATTGTATAGTAATTTTTTATACCCCAAATTTAAATTTGGCGCAAGTGATCTTGTAGTAAAAAGTTGATTTTTGATAGCGCTTAAGTGGCTATCGAAACTTCGGGCTTGGCTTCGTTTACTTTGGTTTGAAGAGTATCTGCTTCAAACTCTTTGGCAATGATTTCTTTAATAACATCCTGAATTTGTCTATTGATTTCAATCATCCGGATATTATGCTTGCCGTCCTTCAGGTGTTGTCTTTGCCACTCTAGTTCCAAGGACCGTTTCGTATTGTACAGGTCTTCCGTCATTTATAACCTCCTCATAGGTTATCCATTTACCACGGGTAAATCCGTCTTTTTCGAACTTTACCTCATTTTTTCCCATTTTGTCAAGGACTGATTTTTCAATTCCCACAACACTATCTTCAGCCATCACGGTTGTTTCAGCGCGATAACCTTCATAATGGATCTGTACTCGGAAGTTTTTCATATTCACTCTTCTCATTAAAAAAGGGGCCGTTTTAAGGCGGCCCCTTAATGATGTGTTAATTATTAAGCACCTTCAACACCGTAGATACCTCTAGGGTCGGATACTCCAAATGAGTATCTTTCTCTAGCTTTGTATCTTACGTTTCCTGTTGAGAAGTCACCTTCCATTTTAGTTTGGATAGGTAATCTTTCAAAGTACTTCATACCATTAGGCACGTCAGTGTTAATGTACCAAGAGTCAGTATCTGTTAGATAGTGATTTACTCTGTATCCTTCAGGGATCATTCCCATGTTCTTAAGAGCATTGATATCATTATCAGCTGTACCAGTTCTACCTTGAGATTTTAACAATCTTTCAGCATTAAACTGATTTTCAGAAGGAACAATCATTTTCATTCCTCTAGCTGCGATTTTAAGACCTCTTTCATCAGTTAGTGCTGCAATGTCAATCATTGCTTGCTCTAAAGATGTTTCGTTAAGGTCTGCCGCAGTAGTTAGTTCGTTTTGCTCAGTACCAGCAACAATTACGTGTGCTGTTGAACAAAGTTCCAAACCATCTCCACCAGTGTATGAACTGTTAAACGCTCTGTTAAGAACATTTGCTGCTTTAACTTGTTTCGCGTTAGCCATAGATCTAGCTAATGCTTTTGTATATCTAGACGCAAGTCTATCATACAAATTGTCTTCAATAGCTTCTTCAGTTATTGAGAACGCTAAAGCAAGTGTTTCATGCGTGTAACGAGCTGTGAAGGTTTCTGTTGCGGCGTCATAGTTAATACTTGACCCCTCAGGTTTAACCCCAGCATTTCCGAATCCAGATAACATAACTTCTTCTTCAAAAGCTCTGTCTGAATTTTCTTTGCTAAAGATTTCTTCATGCTCATTTGCATAGTTTTTATATTCCAGGCCGAATAGTGCATTCAATCCTGGCTCTAGTTCTTTTACTAGTTGTGATCGTGATATAGCCATAATTTATCTCCTATTCTCCTATATGCCTGTTGCGAATGTAAATACATGTTCTTCTTGGTTAAACACAACGTACGCGTTACAGTTAGCTGTACTCGTATCGCTGTTATCGGGATCTTTTGATACTCCGATTTGTTTAAGTCCTGAAGCAGTAGTTGTAAATGTATCAGTGTCTAGTTCCTGAGTCGATTGCCCAGTAACAGTACTTCCACTCGTACCTACAACATTCCCTGAAGCAAAGTTCAGGGCTGCTGTACCCGTGCCATCATGTTGTGCTTCAAACACAATGTCTGTGTCCATATATATGGTAGCTACTATGTCAGCTGCTGCTGTGCTAGCTGGATAGTATGCTTTCCATGTTGGTTTACTTGTTGTTGGGTCGGTATAATACACACCACCGAAAACACCTGCTTGTTGTACGTCTCCGACTGTTGCTGCTTCAACACCACCCGCTGTTACTGCTTCAACTACTTGACC